CTTGTTAGGCCGTCCGGCTACTTACATTTCGCTAACGAACTTCCGCAAGTACGCCCGCAACAGGGGAGCCGCCGGGCTTAACGGCAAAGGTTGGAACTGCGACCTTTACGAAGCACAGCTTAACACCTATTGGCTCTACGTGATTGAGTATGCTAACCTTAATTGCCAAGCGGCCTTTACGTCACAGCTAACCGAACAGGGCTACCACCAAGGCGGGTTAGGCGACGGCGTGACAACGCTGGATAGTGCGAAGTGGAATAACTTTAACGGTAGAAACCCGTTCATTCCTTGCGGCATTACCAACAGCCTCGGAAACAGGACGGGCGTAGTGGACTACGACATGCCGGAAGAGTACAACGCCACAACGCTAACGGTACACGTACCCAGCTACAGAGGTATAGAAAACCCATTCGGCCACATTTGGAGCTGGACGGACGGCGTACACGTTAAGATACAGAGCGACGCAGCCGGAGGAAAGAGCATCTTCTACCGGGCAGAGAATGATGACCCGGCCAACTTCCAAGACACCAACTATAACGGCTACGCAGAACGTGGAGAGCTTGCACGAAGCAGCAACTACGTTAAAAAGATACTTTGCGGAGAGTACGGCGACAACATGCCGTTAGAGGTTGGAGGAACGGGAGCAGGTTCTACCGCATACTTCTGCGACTACTTCTATACCGACATACCAGCCAGCGGCACATCGTTAAGGGGCGTGTTTTTGGGCGGTTATGCGTATAACGGCGCGCATGCCGGGCTTGCGTATGCGGTTACGATTAACGCCCCCTCGTATACGAGTACGCTGCTCGGTTCTCGGCTTTGCTTTATACCCGCCACGTAGGACGAAGCGAAACGGGAAAACGTCTAACGCCCCAGCCGCCGCGCCACATAATTGGCGGCTGGGGTTCATTCCAAACTAAAAGATAGTTCAGCAGCAATGTACGACGAACAGAACAGAAACCAGCAGGAAGACGACGGTAGCCTGTCTTTCCTAAACATTCCGCAGGACGAAGCAAACAAGCACTTCAACTGCAAGGAAACCACCCAGCAGAAACTGACTAACCTCACGTTTTGGGTAGTGGACTACATAGAAGGCGTAAAGACTAAGTTCGGAACGGAACGTTTCTTAGTGAAGATAAAGCACATGGAGCCGACACCAAGCGGCCATGACAAGGAAGAAAAATTCTTCACGAACAGCACCGAAATAAAATACATTTTGAGTGAGATAAAGAAGCGTAACAAGTTCCCGCGAAAAGCCACCATGCGAGCCAGCGGAACGCGCTACTATTTGGAATAACGGAATAACGGCTGTTTGTTCTTAGGGCGTGTATTTCGGCGGTAATGCGAATAACAGCGCGAATGCCGGGCTTGCGTATGCGAATACGAATAACACCCCCTCGAATACGAATACGAATATCGGTTCTCGGCAATACTGATTTAACAACAAAACAAGATATACAGGAACAAAGGCCGCGCCCCAAACAGGCGAAAGAATAGTAACTATTAACGGGCTTTGGTAGGGGAAACCCGAAGAAGACCACTAAATCAGCAAAGCAAAAGCATGAAGCGAATAGGCAACATATACGACAGAATTATAAGTTTGGAAAACTTGCGACTTGCAGACGATAACGCCCGCAAAGGCAAGTTGAAGACTTATGGCGTAAAGGTTCATGACAGGAACCGCGAAGCCAACCTTTTAGCTTTGCACGAAGCCCTCAAAGCCGGGAATTACAGGACTTCGGAATATAGCACCTTTAAGATATACGAGCCGAAGGAAAGGGTTATCTTCCGGCTTCCGTACTACCCGGACAGGATAGTACACCACGCAGTTATGAACGTTTTGGAACCTATATGGCTTTCGGTTTTCACGGCAGACACCTATAGCTGTATAAAGAAACGCGGCATACACGCGGCAGCAAGGAAGTTAAGGCGCGTAATTGATAAGGACAAACCCGGACCCGGCTGCTCCTATTGCTTGAAGATTGATATAAGGAAGTTCTACCCTTCCGTAAACCACGAAGTATTGAAGGCTATAGTTCGCCGAAAGCTGAAATACGCACGGCTATTGAAGCTATTGGACGAAATTATAGACAGTGCGGAGGGTTTGCCGATTGGAAACTACCTAAGTCAATACTTAGCCAACCTCATACTAACCTACTTCGACCATTGGGTTAAGGAAGTGAAGCGGGTAAGGTATTATTTCCGATACGCAGACGATATCGTAGTATTGCACAGAGAAAAGAAGGTACTACGGGAGCTGCTTGAAGAGTTTGAAACCTACTTAGCAGAGGAAACGAAGCTGGAGGTAAAGGACAATAAGCAGATTTTCCCGGTAGCCCGCGACCACAGAGACAGGCACGGGCGAGGTATAGACTTCTTAGGCTTTGTCTTCTACCTTAACGAAACACGGCTTAGAAAGCGTATTAAGCAAAACCTTTGCCGGAAGTGTGCCAAGCTCACGAAGCGGAAAAGACCGCTAAAGCCCGAAGCCTTCAAACAGGCCGTAGCGTCATGGTGGGGATGGTGCAAGTACAGCGACAGCAGCCATTTTATTAACAAGTTAAACAATAAATTAGCACCGAATTATGAAATCAAGTTCTGACATTCGCCCGGCTACTATTCAGCCTTTGGGCAACGGCGCATATTACTACAACTACAACGTAGTAGAGCGCACAGAGACAGACCCGGAAACGGGAGAGGAAAAGACCGTTTACGACTTCGATACGGTCAAAGTGTGGGATAAGCCGACCTACGAAAAGCTGGTTAAGGCCGTCATTCGTGAGAAGCTGGACGAAACGCAGGAGTTCGCCATCATCAACGAGTACAACGCCGGAGTTTTGGGCGTTACGACCGACGCAGCAGAGAAGGCCGCAGCAAAGCAAGCATACAAAGACTACCTTACTTTCGTCGCCAGCACGAAGGCAATGGTACGCGAAGACCTTGCTAACGCCGCTTATTAGGAAAGGAGGTAGCTATGGAGTTCTTAAAGGCATTCTTTGAAGGGCTTTTCGGTTACGCTTCACGGGTTATCCTGTTCTTAGTGGGAGCAGTTTGGGGATTGGTAGAGCCTACAATCCCCTTTGCGGGAATTTGCCTTTTGGCTATTCTTATAGACTGCCTTACGGCATGGAGATTAGGAAAGCGAGTGAAGGAAAGGAACCCGAAGGCCGCGCCCGACGATGCCAAGTTTAGGAGCAGCTACGCCCGTCGCATGTTCTACACGCTTTGCATAGTCTACGCTTGCACCGTCTTAGGCTGGCTTATTGATAAGCACATGTTCCCCTTCTTAGACCTGTACTTAGCCAGCTTCATAAGCGGCGGGTTTTGTCTGGTACAGCTACTTAGTATTTTGGAGAACGAGAGCAGCTGCAACGACGCACGATGGGCGAAGGTTTTGCAAAAGGTTTTGGTAAACAAGGCCGCGAGACACTTAGACATCGAGCCGGAAGACCTACAGGAACCTAAGAGGAAAGGAGCGCGACATGGCAGACGTTAGCGTATTAGCACCCTTCATCCTTAGCTGGGAAGGCTGCTTTAGCAACCACCCGGCAGACCGTGGGGGAGCCACGAACAAGGGCGTAACTATAGCGACATGGAAGGCGCAGGGCTACGACAAAGACGGCGACGGCGACATAGACGTAGAAGACTTGAAGCTGCTCACCGACGAAGACGTAGTTAAGGTAGTTTTGAAGCCCCACTATTGGAACAGGTGGAAGGCCGACCAAATTAGGAGCCAAAGCGTCGCTAATATCCTCGTGGATTGGGTATGGGGCAGCGGAGCCAACGGAATAAGACCCGTTCAGCAGCTTATAGGCGTGAAGGTAGACGGCATCGTAGGAACCAAGACGATAGCCGCGCTCAACGCCCGCGAACCCAAACTTTTGTTTGCGGAGATTAAGAAAGCCCGCGTTCAGTACATAGAGCGGTTAGTGAAGCGCAGGCCGTCGCAAAAAGTCTTCAAGGCCGGATGGCTGCGCCGACTTAACAGCATCAACTACGGGAGCCTTACGTACAATTCGGCGCGTAACAGCGTCCACAGATTTACAGACGTATGAAGAAACTAATTCTTTTCTTCCTTCTAACCGTCATTCTTTGCGGATTGTCCGGCTGTAGAACCAGCCGGGCAACCGTTAAGACGGATACCGACAGGAACACCCGGCAGACGTTAGTAACGGACAGCAGCCGGAACCAGCAGACAACCAGCGGCGACCAAAAGACAGCCGCTTTGTCAAGTGACGAACAGCAGACGGTAGTAATAGAGTTCGACGAATGGGAATACTACCAGCCAGGCGACACAGGAACCGCCGGGAACCATGCGCACAATTCGCCGGGAGCCATACGCAGCACCCAAGGCGAAGCGGACAAACCTCCCAACGCCGGAGCCGTGAAGCGGCACAAAAAGGGAACTATTACCATTAACGGCAACAAAGAGACAAAACAGCAGACTACGGAAACCAGCAGCACGGAAACCACCACGAACGAGACCGGGAGCCGTGAAGCGACGTTAGACGAAGCCGTAAGGCAGAAGACAACGGAAAAGACAAGCACCAGCACAGGGAACTATATAAAAGCCTTCGCGTTTGGCATAGTCTTCGCCATTATTGCGCTTATAGCGATTATCTACTTTGTGCGCCGGAAATAGGCAAAAAATAGCCCGGAAAAGTCCGAATTGGGTACTTTTCCGGGTACTTGTTTTGTAACTCCTTGATTTATAAGGTTTATTGCGGAGAGAACAGCTCTAAGGAACTTGTTTTCAACCGTTACCGTTTGTTCCACTTTCCTGTATTTATGGGCTTTTCGGCGTTTGCGTGATAACGCTTGATTACGCCCGTTACCAATTAGTAAACCTAAAAACGGGTACTTTTTCGGGTACTCGGTTTTGCCGCTTTTCGCCTTACGACGGTGCAAAGGTAATACAAATTTGCGAAACACGGGCAGCGTTAGCGTTTTTTCTTCCGCTTTTTTTCTTTTGCCGGGGCGTAGCTGTCAAACTTCGCCATGTTCGACACTTTGGCCGCGTCCACGATTTTTATATACGGCTTCATGGCCTTATAGTCGCTGTGCCCCGTCCATTCCATTATGACAGGCGCAGGTATTCCCAGCCTAAGCCCGTTTACTATAAAAGTCTTACGCCCTGCGTGAGTAGTAAGAACCGCATATTTAGGTACGACGTTTTCTATACGGTTATGCCCGGAGAATTGAACTATACGCACAGGTTCAGCTATCCCGGCTTCTTCGGCTGCGTCGTGAAGGTGCTCGTTCATTGTAGCGTTAGCCACCACAGGAAGAGCCAGCCCGCCGGGTAGTTCCACGCCCTTATATTTGTCGAGGATTGAAAGCGCGTACTTATTCAATTCTATTTGCAGCCTGTCGTTAGTCTTCTTTGTCACTACGGAAATATACGGCGGCTTTGCGTTTAGGTGTATGTCGCTACGCCGGAGCTTTGCAACGTCAGAGTAGCGAAGCCCGGTAAAGCAGCAGAAGCAGAAGACATCCCGGACAGGAGCGTAGGAAGGCTTATCCCCGGAGAATTGGAAGTTTAGGAAGGCTTGCAGCTCTTCCCATTCCAAATAAATAACTTCCTTGCAGTTCAGCCCCGGAAGACGCGGGCGGTATTGCTGATGTGCCAGCCCGGTATAGTATTCGTTTGCAGCAGCCCAGCGAAGGAACCAGCGAAGGAACCCTATATTTTTGTCGATAGTAGGGTTCAGCATGT